TTGACCTCCTTGGCTGTATCTTTGATTTCCCGCCCGACCTTGATAGCCTCTTTTATCCCACCTAAAGCGGAACGGGCGACCTGCGAGGGGTCGGTGGGATCCGGCAACTTGGACATTTATTAACTCCATACAAATAGTGACAACGCAATACACGATATCAGCAGAGTTAAAAAAGTAAATGCCCAAAAGTTCATGGTGTGCCTAAGCTGCTTGTTTGTGGTTAACATGAACAATAGGCATCCAATCTTGCCCGGTTTTTTCTCTTACAAGCCTACGAGTCTCCCCTTTATCAGTGGAATATAAAGGGTCAATTAACGTGTCCGGAGGAATAATGTCTTCGTCTATTGTGCGAAGCGCATGAATACAAGCACACACCGTATTGTCCTCTAGGGCAGTAATGCGATGAAATTTGTCTTTTTCTACAAATATGTACCCAGGAGCCTTAAACTCTTTTGACGCTATTGTGCTGCCATCTTTCCCATCAAGCACTTCGTATAGGACAGAACCAGAACTTAAAAGTGTTGCATGATCATAGGTGTGGGAATGTCCAACCTCAACATCGCCTTTTTTAGCAAAATGCATTAATCGAGAAAATACATTACTAATTGCAACAATCTGCGATTCAGGTCTTGCCAATTTTCTCTCCTATAATCACTGCTGTATCCGTGTCATCAAACCACAACATCTGTCCATGACATGCAATGTTCCAATCAGGTCCAGATGCTTCACTCCAGGACGGCACTTCAATACGCACATGCTTGGCAAGAAACTCACGGTCGTTTTCAAAGACCCGCCAGACATGATCTACTGAACCTCGCCCCGGTTGCCCACGTGACTTATTAAACCTGATGAGATACTTGTTCACTCAGGTTTAGCAGGCCACACGATATTGTCAGGAAAGCCAGCTTGTAAACGAACTTCACGAAGCCCTTTACGGTATTCAATCCAAGCGGCTTTCTGTCCTTTGGTCATCGGCACATCAGGAAGCATTGACCAGTCTGATTCGGCAAGCATCTTTTTAGCGCGTTCCCACTCAAGTTCAGCCTTAGTAGACTGTGCGGGTTCAGCAGGAGCTTCACCAACTACAACCCAACCCTGACCTTCGTAATCTGGGCCAAGCCAAGAAAGATTACCAATCCGGTCAATAATGCCGGACATACCAAAAACTGGCCCCCAGTTTTCAGGAAGCTTTTGCGGTTCGTTTAAGGCTGCGCCGGTTTTTAGGTTTTTCAGTTGCCATAACATTTTTATTACTCCTATCTTCACGGGGAGAGCGACCACCTTCGCCGCCACCAAATTCTAAAATCTGAGAGCCTTCCTGAAGAAGTTTATCAAGCTCAGGGTCCATACCTTCCATGCCAACCCTGTTAAATGGCTCCATGTCATTAACAAAAGGCGGATGCCCATTTAATCTTTGCTTCTCTTCTGGTAGCACTCGCCAATTTCTCCAAGCTGCAAAATCTTGGCGGGGGCGCATATTAATATCAAGACCAACATTCGCTGCCAGTTGATTAATTAATTCAACGACCTCAACGGGCTGTAACACACACCACATATACCCATTGTTGCCACGCATCATAATTTCGCTAGTACCGCCAAAAGCGGTCCCAACTGTCACTGATCTTGCACGACTAAGATCACCTTCTCTGTTATCCATAGCCATGCGTTCTTCAAGTTCACGCATGCGTTTTTCAAGCTCTTTACTCATAGTTACTGTGGGTTCCATGAAATAACAACTTGACCTCCTGGAGAAGCAACCGATATAGGATACGATGAACCAGGAGTTACTGAAATAGAATTAAAAGTTGAGGGATTTGCAGTTCCGCCAGTACCACCAGGATTACCAGGATTACCTGCGTTGCCGCGACCACCCCCACCTGCACCGCCACCTCCGGTACCTTGTGAGCATCCTGCAGCACCGCCACCACCCCCTGCGCGTCTATGTCCACTAGATCCACCAGCAGTTGATGGAGTTGGTCGGTTACCACCGCGACCACCGCCACAGTTACCCCCAGCAGCACCAGGGCTTCCAGGGCCTGGGCGTACGTTACCCGGCTGTCCATCATTTACAGTTCCAGCCCCGCCCCCACCATAGCTTACTGAAATACCTGAACCACCACCGTTACCGCCGCTACCACCACCTCCAGCTTGGACCTGATTTCCATAGTTCTCCAGATAACCCTGAGAAGTAACAAAATAAGAGCCGTTACAAGGACAATAGCAAACACATAAAGCAAACCAAACAGTGTTTCTTATACCTACATTACCACCACTGCCACCGTTTCCTCCATTTCCTCCATTCCCTCCAGTGCCAGCATTGCCAGCGTTACCGCCAGGGAATGTTCTGCTTAATCCTGTCGAAGCGGTTCCTGGGTTGCCCGCGTTTCCTGGGTTTCCAGGTGTTTGGTTTTTTCCAGTAACTCCTGGGTTTCCATTGTTAAGGGTAGGAGATCCGCCTGTAAATCCACCAATACATTGGACATTCCCACCATTACCAAGAGGACCACCTGGGTTACTATTTTCATAAGTTCCAACTTGTGGAGCTGGGTTATATTCACAACCAGGACCACCTACTCTGTAATATCTAAACGTACCTGCCCCTCCGCCTCCTCCACCAGCAGATGCTAGAGGCTGACCAGGGTTATTTGTTGGCGCTGGGTTACCAGCATTTCCAGGGTTACCTGGGGAGCCTTTACCAGTAATATTAACTGTATTAATTCCTGTCGGTACGGTAAAAGTTCCAGGCGCATTAAAAGTTTGAGTTCCGCCAGGGACAAGGACTTTGCCTCCAAATAGCGCAACTTTAGGGGTTCCGGCTGGCATTTTAATTACCTCTCGTATTACTTAAGTACCCTATACCTGGGCGTTTATCAAATTTGTACTCGGCATAAGGTCCATCTTGGTTAACGTAATGAATCATAAACTGCACAGTAACGTCTTGATCTACCATCTTTTCGCGCCAATGTGTGACTTCGCACCCACGGTAGATAACAGCATCGCCAGGATTTAATTCAACCTTCATAAGTTCTTTACCTGGAGCCTTCATCCAGATAGGCCATACACCACCAACATTAGCAATGTTAATAGTTGCTGAAACTTCGCAAGAAGGGCGATCTACATGGGGCGTAAGCTCGTCACCTTTTAAATAAATCCTGGAGTATGAATAGGTCGGGAACAACTTCAACCCAAGTATTTCTTCAATTTGTGCAGTTGATCCAGTCAACACAACTTCTGCCAAAGGGTCAGCATATGACATGTATTGGCTTGGGTCTTCTTCGTACACAAATGTATCTGGACGTTTATCCCACTGGTTAGCGCGAAATTTGTTTTCCATGTAGAGAGACAATGTTTTTACTGTAGTCTCATCTAGAAACCCTCGCACTACAGTGCAGTATTCGTTTTGAGTTTCAATCATAGTAAAACCACCCCGTAACAATATATTTTGAACGCTCACCAAAAACCGTATTTCCACGATGGGTGTGAGTAAAAGATGCAGGCCAAAGTATCATTTGGTTTGCCGTTGGGTTGTAACGCTCTTTCTGATACAAAAACTCAGTTTCACCAGCTTCATGTGGTTCTAGTGTGTTTAGGTACAACATATAAACCAGAACACGATTGGCATGATCTCCGTTTCCTTGCTCCCCATGCCAAACATGGTACCCGCCTCCGGGACCAGTACGTTGCATCTTCATTACGGTAGCCCTAATTTTCCCATCAACCAGCGTTGAGAAATTGCTGACATATTCTTCGTAGCATTTCTGCAGACCATTAAAAAACAAGTCCACCGGATTTTCGTTATTAAAAGGCTCTACGTTTTGCCCTTTTAACGATAAACTTATTTGATAGTCGTTTTTAACGTGCCGTTTTGCATTTTCAGATCGAATACGGTTTGCTCCCGCACCAGCAAATTCCAACCGATTAAATTCAGAAATCAAATGCTCACAGTATCCTTCTGGATACACATTGTCATATACACCAATAAACTCATTGTATTTTGTATTCATTTAAACGATGGCCCCGATACCCATGCTACTAAGGATTGACGATTACCTTTTGTTACCGGCGTAACTTGATGTAACTGATACGACGGAAACGCGGCAATTAAACCCCGTTGTTTGCGAACTGTTACTGGCTCTGCGCTAGTCATTACTTGCAGGTTTCCACCTTCGTACTGTGCGGGGTCGGTAAGTTGAAGCACTAATGAAAGTTTTCTGCTTACGCTTCTACCGCCGCCATAATCTTGGTGCCATCCGTACATGCCATGCTCAGACTGATCATAGTTAGTAAGTTGCAGCGATTCACCAAACCCAGTCAAATCAAATCTGTAAAACTGTGCGTTAAGCGACGATGTCACATGGGCTAACTTTTCAAATACCCATCTAGTATCTTGTGTATTGTTTAACCAAGAAACTTTAGACCTACGTATTTTCGCTAAATCATCTCCGGACGGATCTCCGCCAACCTGTGCGCGTTTATCCGCTTGAATGGCTTGCTGCTGAAGCCAATTAAGTTCTTGCTCAGTAAAAGCCCCTTCCCACCAAACAAAAGGCTCCACTGGGTCTGAATACGGTGTTAGCAAGTACTGCACTGACGCTCCTTGTGTGAAACGATGAAATGGATACAGCGAGTTGGTTGCTCAGACATATTGCCCATAAGCTGATGTTGCATCCAAGAGTTGCTAAACAATACAGACCCAGGCTGCATGTTGTTGAAATGGATCATGTTTGTAGCATTGGTAATATCACTGCCTTGAATAAAATCCAATTCAACCATTTCTTTGTTTTTCCTAGTATCGTGGTAGATAGGGTACGCCCCACTCTCCGGGGTTTCTAAGAAAAACCACCCACAAATTTGGCTGTTTTTGTGGACATGTACATTCGTTCCAGCGCCTTTGGTAACTTCTTGTACCCATAGACCTTGCAGATAAAAGTCGTACTGATCAACGGCATAACCTTGTCCGCGCAAAATATCTACGGAAGAAACAAGAAGGTAGTCAGCAACTTCCCTAAATGCAGGATCGTGCATAAGCGGCGCTGACTGAGACATAGGCATGTCGGGTTGACGAGCCTGATCTAGGTATTGAACCGATATAGGCAACACCTTTTCTACAAGATCAGGCCGTTCATCCCGATACACAATTGCTGGAAAGTATGCAAATGCTTCCATTAGCCGTTAATGTAACCTACTAACGTATTGGCGTAAGCTGTAATGTCTGCTGCAGTAACTTCACGAGCGTCAACCGGTTGGTTACGGCGGTTCTCAATGAGCGTCTCTTTAGCAAGGCGAATTGCTTCAAGCTTAGCACGGCGAGACTCCATTGCCATTTCATGCTCACGGCGTGGTGTGTCCATAGCATTCTGAAGATCTACCTGAGCTTGCTGTTCTGCGGTTAAAGCCATTTTGATTCTCCTAAATTAAAAGTTTAAGCCTTTACGTCTTTCATGACGATATTGCCATACCAAGTCGTTCCACCGTTGGGGGTGAAGAACGCCCAAATATCTGTTGCGTTTGCGGTCGTGGTTCGAGACAGAGATGCTGCGCCACCTGGAAACAGGAATGTACCACCAGACCAAGCCACCGTCCGCCCTGCTGTTCCATCGTTAGTCAGGATCAGAGTAAACGAAGATGACC